CATTTACAAATCGTTCTGGATTTGGAATTGGATATTGCTGTACTCCGCGAGGTTGTGAGGTAACTACATCTGGTTGTGGTGTTGATCAACCATTTTACAATAATATAGATGAATGTAATGCTGCATGTCCAGATTTTGGTAGTTGGTTTTGTCAATCTGGTGCTGGAAACGAAGATTGTGTTTTTGTTCCTGGTAGTAATTTCGGATTTAGTAATCGCGATGATTGCATTGCCGCATGTATTGGTCTTGGACCACCAGGTCCAGAAGGACCACCAGGGCCTCCTGGACCTCCAGGGCCTCCAGGACCACCTGGACCTCCAGGACCACCTGGACCTCCAGGACCAAGAGGTCCAACTGGTCCAACTGGTCCAACTGGTCCATCAGCATTACCAACCGAAAAAGACATCAAAAAGATAGGAACAACCTGTTTCCTAGATTGTTCTACTGATCCTGTTGTTCGTGGTTATATTAAACACACAACCAAGAATTATGCAGCGCAGTTTAGTCAAATTTACTTATATGCTGCACCTTATCTTTGGGATGAAAGTGGAGTTCAGGGAGATTGGTCATTCTATGATTATGGAACAGAAAGTGGTTTAATTCCTGGAATAGTAGATCAATCGATTAGAGAAACAACACAAAGATGTTTAGAACTTGGTGGATGCTACAATACAACTTGTTTGAGTTCAATAGCAATAGAGTCTTTGAGAAGAAACTGTTTAGCAGAAATACAATTGTTGCGTGTCGAAAGACAATTAATAGTTTCACTACAAAACATGATACAAGACTATGAGCAAACATGGTCGAATCATTACACAGAATGGTATAATAGAAATGCATTCTTCTTTTCTAAAAAACCTGGTGAAAATATTTTCAAGAATGAGGAACTAGGAAAAACAACAATTGGTTCTCCACTTTCACTTTACAACATCAAATCAGTTACCAGAAAAGAAATAAGAGGCAGCAGATATGAAATATTTGCTAAGTCTAAAGGTATAACTGGTGCTTCAGCGGGAGAATGGGTTTATAATGTTTTCTTCAATAATGATGAAGGTAGTACATTCCATCCATATTATAATCAAGGTTATACTACAAATGGTAATGCATTTATAACTTCAAGAGAATCACATGGTTGGTATGGTTATGAAGATGCGGACAATACTGATGATCCAGAATCATTTATTGATGGTGCTGAGTTTGGTGGAGAATATCCACCAAAATTTAGAGGTAGTGAATATGTTGAAACTGGTGTAATTCACATCGGCAATAATGATGTTAATAATTTAATTAATATTGACACACAAACATTTGAGGATTATGGAAATGCTCAGGCAGATCTAAATGTAAGTGGAACTGAAAATTTTGATCAAACTTATAATTTCTACAATACAAATGGAAAGAAACCACCAAACATCAAAAAGGAAGAAATTACTTCCTATGTCAGAGTTGAGTTTGCAAGTCCAATTGGTTTAGACAGAATTCACGAATTCCCAAATGGATTTATTCGTGACGCTGGAACAGAATATTTCCTACCATATCTTGTACAATTAACACCAGGACCAATGGGAAGACAAGGTGTCAAATATAACAGTGCCGTAATTGGAATTGATCCTTATGGATTTGATGTTGCTGTAAAGAAGATCAAAGATGATATTCCACTAAATAGAAAACTTCAAGGAATAGACAAGGGAAATTATTATAATTGGTGGAATCACGACACTGGTTCAGTATTGGCAAAAACTCCATATCTCAGCACAGATTATAATGGTATGGATCTTTGGCCTGAAGTGGGGTTTGAAACCGATTACCCATATTATGCATATGACGCATCACAAGAAGATTTGCATGGTGGTGGTTATGATATGGACTTCCATATGGGTGGTGGATATTACTTTGAGAATGAATCTCAAAACTGGGGAGAGTCTTTATATCACTATGGAATGAGTTCCAAGAAACAATTTGATCCATTGTATAGAACATCAGTCGTTGGATCATTTGTGTTGCCAAATAGTTATAGAAAATTAAAACCACATAGATCTTGGTGGTCTATGTTTATACCCAGAAATCTATTCATACCAATTAGATTTGCAAATATATTTAAAACACCCAATACAAAAGCAAGAGATTTGTTTGGTGGAAGAGGTATATTTAGTCTTTCTTCAAATTATTGGAGAACATGGTATGGCAGTGAATTTGATGATTGGATTTCACTAAATCCAACAGCAACTGCTATGATTCAAGCAAATGCACCAGATCTTGCTTTCTTGACAAATACAGAGGAAAGTAAGGATACAATAAATCCACATAATACTTCACTTGGTGGTTATTTTAAAGACTCACTGATGTATTATCTGTCTGGAGCATATACTCTCTATAATCCTGCAAATAGTCCTTTGCTTGCCGAAGATTTATGGAAGTATGACATGAGTGGAGAAACTGAGTATGGATTAGTAACTCCACCTGTAGACACAGACTATGAATTCTTCGACCGAAACTTTGCAATGCAGTTCACAGTCTTCTCCAGAGGTTCAAGAACTTGTGAAGACATTGGACTCAAATGTGCAAATCCAGATGGAATTGTTCGCTCTGCTGGTGGTTGTACTTTTGATCCATATTGCAATTGCCCCGCATTGAATAAAATTCCAACAGAAACAGAACCAACATATTTGGAACTTTATAAGTTATACAAAGAAATAAATGAATGTAAACTAATAGAGGAAGAATTGGGAGAGAAATGGTTAGGTTGTGAATGGTCAAATCCAACTTCTACATGCAGTTGCAATTGTCCAGAACAAGGTGATAATTTCTTAGACTATTTACAATACACAAGAACTTATTCTACATTCTGGGAAACTGCTTATGATTTACCAATCAAACGCACCTCATTTATCAATCAATTAAATTCACAAAAAATAAAAATACGAGTAGCACCTTCCACTAAAGTTGTAGTTGGTTCCGTCGTTGAAATAATAATACCAAATGATTTGCCCAAACCATTGGTAGATAAACAATATAAAAGAATTTCTGGAAGATGGTTAGTTTCTGAGATATCACATAGCATGTTAGGTGAATTTACATACTTCATGGATCTTGTTTTGATTCGTGATGGATTGCACTATAAGTTAGATGATGAAAAAATACCAAAGGCAATATTTTCTAAATAATTTATATGATAATACCAAAGATTTCATATTCAGACCTACCGTTTTTCATAAGTAAAAATTCATTTACGAATGATTTTAATTTGATAAAAAATTTAAGTGCCATAAAACAATCTGTTAAAAATTTAATATTAACAAATTATGGTGAAAGAAAATTTAATTATAGACTTGGTGGAAATATTTACGAAAAACTTTTTGAGAATTATTCATATGAAGTTGTTTCTGAATTGCAAACCAGCATAGGTGGGACTATTCAAGAATATGAATCAAGAATAGAATTAACACAAATTTTAGTATTAAATACTAATGAAAATGAATTGAGTGTTGTTGTGAGATATTTCATACCATCATTTGAAGTGAAAGATGAGATAATAGTCAAATTACTGAGGACAAGATAATGACATCCCAACGAACACCAAAAACATTAGGCGGATTAGAATTTTCAGAAATAAAACAAAGTCTTAATGACTATTTGAAGAGTCAAGAAGTCTTCTCTGGATATAACTTTGAAGGCAGTGCCATTCAAACTGTAATAGACATGCTTGCATATAATACATTCTATTATGCATATTATGCAAATATGATAAATGCTGAAGCATTTTTGGATAGCGCACAAAAAGAAGATTCTGTCATATCATTGTGTAAACCACTTGGTTATTTTGTTCCATCTAGAAAATGTCCAAGAGCATTGGTTCAAGTTTCAGGATCTACCAATACATCAACTGGAATAACCGCTGGAACTGTGTTCACATCAAAGGATGAAGATGGTATTGCTTATAATTTTTATACGATTGAAAATATTATAATCAGTGAAGGTGGCATTACTGATCCATTTTACATATATGAAGGAACAAGATATGTCGAATTTGATGCACTTCCAAATTTTGATTTAGATGAACAAATAATTTCGGTAGTCGATTCAAATTTTGATATAGACACATTAAAGGTTACTGTAACAGAATTATTGCCAGATCTTACAGAAGATGAACCTAGAGAATGGAAACGAGTTTCTAACATAGGTTATGTTTCTCAAGTAAATGACAAGATATATTTTGTCGAAAGAACCTCAACTGGATTCTTGATTAGATTTGGATTAAAAAATTCTTTAGGAAAAACTATTGACGATAGTGTATCTAAAATAAACATTAGATATTTGACAACAAGCGGATCAGATGCTAATGGACTACTCATTTTTGAGAATGTGGCATTAAGTGGAAATGTAAGCGTAGAAACAATTTCTCAGTCTAGAGATGGTTTATCAAATCCAAATTTAGACAATGTTAGATTCTTAGCACCAAAATGGTTTGCATCTCAGGAGAGAGCAGTAACCGTAAACGACTATAAGGCACTTTTGGTAGAAGCTGGATATTTTGCAAATGATACAGAATTTAATGTTTTTGGTGGTCAAGATCTGAGTCCACCAAAATATGGTAGAGTCTTTATTACATCGAATGTTGATTTCACTGAACAAAAAATTTCTGAATTTATAAGTTATGTAAAAGATAAGAGTGTAATTACTGTTCTTCCAGAATATGTAACACCAAATTCGACAAATCTATTTTTAGATTTTAGTTTTAGAATTGGACCAACAGTTCCCAATACAAATGAAAATAAAGCGAAGGCAAAAATATTGTTAAAAGCATTATTTGATAATAATTTTGCAGTAACAAATAAATTCAATTTAAACTTCAGTTCATATGAATATGTGGATTATATCAAAAATAAATCCGAAGTTGCAACTTCGGATTTGCAAACACTAATAGATTCATTAATATTAAATATTGAAGATTTTAAAATCTATACTCGACAAACTCTAAATTCTGGAATTGATTATTCATTTAACTTTGGAAATGAATTATATGCTCCAATACAACAATACACAGATTTGTCAGAACCATTTGATTATTATGGGGATGCGGTCGATTTAAACAGAAAAGTTGTAATTCGTGTGTTCCCAACCAGCAATAGTTCAAAAAATAATAAACTACCACTTCAACTGTGGGCGATAGACAATGATACTGCTGAAGAAACACAACTACAAGGAGATTTTGGATATTGTATAATATACAAAGGTTCCATCAACATAAAAAATGATGTGATTAGAAGTTTCGCCACACTAAACGCTGAATTTAAGAACAAAGCAGTAAATATGGGATTGAATAATTTAATTACATTTAAGACAAATATCATAACGGTGTTATAATGCTACCCACAATCATAGGAAACGAACAACCTCAAACTTTAAATTATAGATTAGGAAATTCCTACTATGATTTGTTGGAAGAACTTAAAACATTATTGTTTAATCAAACAAAATGTTCTAGAAATTATGACATTACAAACCAAATACCTCTTTGGATTATTTTCGAAAAACAAGATTTAGAAAATGAGGGATATTCTGGAATAACCATTTTTGATTTTATACAAAAATATTATGATTGGTTATATTGTGACAATCCAGAGGGTGCAAATTATGAACTTAGTAAAAGATTTTTAGATATAATTGATATTGATAAGACAAGATCTATTTTTCTAGAAAGATTAGCACAAATCTACGCTTCTGGGTTCGACCCAAAAGCATTGGAAGCAAATGGTGGATTAGTAAAGGAAGAAAATCTTAGAAAATTTATAAATGGAATTCGTAGAGCATTTTATCATAAAAAGACCACAGAAGATGGCATCAAATATTTTTTCATAAAGTTATTTGGTGTTGATGAAGATCAAATTTCTATTGAAGTTCCTAAAAAGTTAATATTAAGACTTAATGGTGGTAAATTTTATGATGAAGATTTTAAATTTCCTGGCAACACTGGGTTGTATGAAGATATTGGAACACTGAGTGGAAGTTATTTAAATTTTTCTAGATTACAAGACAGTAATTGGATTCAAGATTGGTCATACTTATTAAAAGTTGGTATAGTTGCAAGTGAATACAAAGACACATATTTGAATATGGTCCACCCTGCTGGTCTAAAGGTTGTATTTGAAAAAACACTTCAAGACTACCAAGGACCAACATATGATGAAACTATTCCATTTGTTTGTGAATTGCCACTACTAAAAAACTATGCACCATATGGAATATCTTTTGATTATTCTGGAAGAAGTGCTGGAATATACATCCAAGGTTGGACTCCTCGACCAGAAGGAATTACATTTGTTGGTCTTACGGCATCAACTGGATGTTGTGGTATAGTATATACGGGTGGGTTTTCTGCTGCAACTTATTTGTTCCCAAGTTGGGGAGAGCAGACCAATGTCTTTAACTTTAAAGATATAAATATAAGCACAATGTTAGAATTATGTTATCCTAGCGAATTGGGATCTCCAAATTATGGAAATTCTTGCACATAAAAGAGATATAAATGAGCACAAAAAGCAATAATGTTAAAAAATTCGTAACAGATACTGGATCAACGAAACAATTATTTGTTTTTGTTGGTTCAAATTCTAGTGATTCTATGTCCAATTCTTCTCAGACTAGTGCAGAGATATGGAATAATTCTGATTTTTCTGTCAGAATCGGACAAAACAGTTTAGTACCAGTAGTCAGGAATATCAAGTGGACTCAACAAAATCCTTATATTCCTTGGAGTTCTCTTGAGGAGAATACTGGGAATTTTTATACATACAACAATCAAACTGGTTATGTGTATCTTTGCATATCAGACAATGAAGATAATAGAACAGACAAGATTGGTTATGGTGTCTCAAGAATACGACCAACTCATACTTCAGGTACTGTAAAATATGCTGATGGTTATTCTTGGAAAGTTTTATATAAAATAACAGGTTCGCTTGAAAGATTTGTTTCTGCAAAATGGATACCTGTAGTTTCCTTTGATATTTTTGACTCTGGATCACAATCCACAAATTTAGAAATGGCACAGTCGTTCTGTGGAGTATGTGGAACTTCAGAAATAGGGCAGTGTGCAATATATTCAAAAACAGCATTGAGCACAGATGACGATGCTGGAACTTTTGAGTATTTAACTGGTGATTTATTTACAACTGCTGAAAATATATCATGTAGCGATTGCTATTATTTCATGAAAGATAATGATCAGTTTCTTTCAAAGTTCTATTCGGATGGTGAAACGATACCAACATCAATTACTATAAATGATCCATATACTTTGGTTGGAGAACTAATATCAAATAATGAATTGTCTAGCGCATCCCCATATTATCATTTATATAATATTAATCAAAATGATGATCTAGATGAGGGATCAATAGTATCAGCATTTATTGATTTAAGTCAATTCACAAATAATCAATTAATTGTTAGTAGTTCAAATCCTTTGTTTTCAATTATCAGTAATAGTGGTTCTGGCGGAACCATTCGATTAAAAACATTCATAGATTCTTCAGGTAACAATATAATCAAAGGAATCGAAGTTGTAAATACTGGATCTGGTTACAAAGACATAACTTTGGATATAGACTCTTCTATATTGGATGAAAGTTTAGACAAGAGTCAATTATTATCCGCAATCTCAATAAATTTAGATACTATAGATGGTTTGGCATTTGATCCTGTCACAGTATTAAATGCACAACATGTAATGATTGATGCTCGTTTGGAGAAACAAACAATTCAACAAGCAGGAATCGGATTACCAGATAATATTAATTTCTTTGGTTTGGTAGAAAATCCAATTGGAATATGTGGGTCAACTGAAGTAACATCTGGATCGAATTTGAATAAAAAACGAGATGTAATTTTTAGAACTACTACTAAAGTTCAAGTTTCAAATCCTGCTTCTGCATCATTATTGCCATTGGTGGATGAAGTTTACGATGTAGCAGGAACAACAAATCCATTGACTGATGTTTTGATGGGTGGAACAGTGACTACCGATGAAATTGCAAAAACAACAGAAATTGAAGTAAAAAATATCATATACACCCGCGCAAATGAATTGGTAGGTAAAGGCATATCTGGTCCAAAAGGAACATCTCCAAAGTTAAATTCAACAATAGATTCTATATTGGAACAACCAGACTTTATTCAATACTCTGGTAAGATTTTATCGACCACGAAACTAAGTTCAAATTTAAATGTTGCAGATACGGATTCTGTAATTATTCGTATAAATATCGTAAAGGGAATGTAAATGTTTTCACCATTTGAAACTGCACCATTAAATCAAATTCCATTTAACAGTAGAATCAGTAAACAATACAGTTCAACTGTGAATAAGAATTACTATGCTATTGCATTTAATCCTGGATATGCTCTTCAAGCATCGGAGTTAAATGAAGTTCAAGAATTATTTTTCATGAACACAAACTTAACACAAAGAATGAATAGTTATTGGAATCAAGATTCATACAAAATACCATTTTGGGAAGGTCTTATTCCTCTAAGTTCTTCACAAGTAATAGTAGTAAATAATGGAACAACAAATTCAATAACTTCTGTAACTATTACATTTGAAAATGGATGGTATCTATGGACAGATCCAGCAAGTAGAATGTCACACTGGATATACATGAATCAGGATGCAGAAAACACCACAGAAAAAACATTTTCTTTGGGGGGAAATGGAACTTATTACTTCGGTTATGTTTTAACTAAGGAAACTACTACTTGTTGCCCAGATTCTACATGTGCAGAAACAGAAGATGATACACTTCGTGACAATTCAGATGGTTCAAATGTTGGTCAATATAACACATGTGGTGCTTCTCGCTTGAAGGTTTCATTTACAAATGATTCAGATGATTTTGAGAGTAGAACATCTACAGATCTTAGTAGTAATTTCAGACCAATTATAAAAATTATAAAAACCACAGGAAACCTTGTAGCATCTTTTATGGATGATCAAGAATTATCGATTTCTACAACAACGGGATAATTAAATGGCATTTACTGACGCAATATCACAATTAACGGGAAATTCAACTTTCTATGATTGGTTCAATAAAGAAAATAATGAAATCATAGCAAAGTTAAATCAATTAAAAATCTCTGGAGCAACCAGCGGTGATGGTGTTCTCGTTACAATTGGTGCTACAACAGGACTTGCTTCATTTTCTATTGGTGGAACATCTAGCACAATTCAAGCAGGATTGACATTTGCTGGTTCTATTAATTTTACTGGAAGTGTAACTCTTCCAAAAACATCATATAGAATTACTGGAATTACATCTGGAACTACTGGATATACATTCGGATCTGTAATTAGAATTACTTCTTCTGGATATACTGCTGCAAGAGGAGATAATCCAGATTCTGCTGAGGTTGTAGGAGTTTTATCCGAGAGAACTACAAACTATTCAGTTGTAACTTTGCTTGGCAAAATCGATGGTGATTTTACAGGAGTAGCAGGTTCTACACTTTCTCCAGGGTGCATTTACTTTTTAAGTCCTGTAACAGCTGGTAATGTCACAACAACAGAACCAAATACAGTAGGTCAAGTCTCAAAACCAGTATTGATGGGTCTTGGAGAAACATCAGGAATTGTATTGCAATACAGAGGAAATTACCTATACAGTTCAGAATTAGGACCAGGAATTTCTGGTTCTAATATTATTACTGTTGCATTTTCCAGTTCTCCAGTAGATCCTAGAAATTATGGTTTCTCCGCTGGAATGTACTTATCATTTGCACCAAATATCATAAATGGATCTACTTTCTTCAAGGGATACTTGGCAGACACTGGAAGAACTGCAATCAATGGATGGTTCTTGTCTGGAAATTATCAGACAATGATAGATTTATATTATGAAGCGAATCCAGATTTATGGTATTCTCAATATTCTATACTTCCTTGGGAAGATGATTTCTGTGTTGGTATGATACAAAATATTACAGTTAATGCTGGAACATTAACATATGAAATAGTAACCAGAGGATTCTCATCAACGATTCCAAAAACTGTATCAACAAGAGGAGCAACAGCAGCAGGATTCTGGATATTCAATAATCCTATAAGATCTCAAGGTGTTGGTGCAACTTATAATATAACAACAGGAGCAAATCAATTACAAAGACACGATTCTGGAAATGTTCAAGGTTCTTACTTTGGAATATCTTCTCCTGTCTTTAATGCTGGTGCTGCATTTGAAAATAATCCAACAAAATATTTTGTAAATCCAAGAGCAAATGTTACAATTTCAAGTCCTGGTTCATCTCCATCTGGACAAGCAGCATTTAGAAGATCAGACTCTACAGATATTATACAAGATAATATCAACTATGCATTCAATGGAGATTTTTCAATATGGAACAGAAATGTTGGAAATACTTCCAGATATACAGGAACGGATGATGTTTATTTTGCAGATAACTGGATTAGAAGAATTGACTCCTCTGGAACAATAACAGCATTTGTTGGAAAAAGTGGAATTAATTTTGGCAGCACTGAAATAGAAGGAAATCCTCAATCTTGTGCAGAAATCAAATTTATTGCAGGACCATCTGGATCTGGACCAACAGGTTCATTCTCTGTTGGACATGTATTTGATGGTGTTGATTCGTTCAATGAAAAACCATTCACTGTTAGTTTTTATCTAAAAACATCTACAAATGGACATCAAATTAATGTCTATCTGGCAAAATATGGTGGTGGATCTCAACTTAGTAAAGAAATTATAGATTCACTCACAAGCACAACAACTTGGACAAAATATACTTTTGATTACTCTGATCATATCGGAACAGTTTCGACAAACTATGATGATGGATATGTTGAAATTGGAATTGATATGAATCCTATGGTTGTTGATTTGTATGACACGGTAACACCAACTTCTTCAAATATATTCACAAGTCTTTCATCATTTGTTGTGTATAAAGGTCAATATGCAAATCCTGTACATAAGTTTGAATCATATGATGAGAAATTGAAAAAAGCGCAAAGATATTATTATTCAACATATAAACAAAATCAAACAATTGGTTCTGAAACTATGGAGAATGAAGTAGATCCAGATCTTAATGCTTTCACTTTCCAATATTTACCAGGAACTCCATATGGATTATTGAAACTTCCAACAACTATGAGAGAAGTTCCAGCAGTTTCGATATATTCTCCAACAGGGACTATCTCTAATCCAGAAATGTATAATGTTACTGCAAGTAGAGATTTGAAGAATACAGCAGGAACCAAAGGTTTTAATAATGCAAATAGAACTACTACACTAGGAAATCCTACAGTATCGACAAAGCAAGATGAAACTACTATTAAGATAATTGCTATGGAAGGTGTAGTTCCATACGATGTAATCAGTTGCCATGTAGTAGCAGATGCAAGTTATCCAATATAATTCGGAGCAATAAATGCCAAGTTGCAGCAATAGTTCAAACATAATATCATCAATCAACGCACTAAATGTTAGTTTAGGTGGTTCTAGACTTTCCACAACTATAGATTATGTTTCTGGACTAACTGTCGGTAATGTTATTCGCTATAATGTTGCATCTACTGGATACACTGCATCAAAAGCAGACACTGCCGTAAATGCTGAAGTCTTTGGCGTGATAGAAAGTTACGATAGTAGCATTAATAAGTTTAATGTTGTAATTTATGGTTCGGTATCGCTCACTGGTGGAAGTTTGGTTGATATGGGTTCTGGTGGCGGTGGTGGTGGAAACGATATTTACTTTCTCAGTGGATTGACTGCTGGAAAATTGCAAAACTTAGCACCAACAAATTTAGATCATATAGTGAAACCAGTATATCAAGCATGTCCGCACGGATCATTCACTGGTGTTATAGTAAACTACTTAGGATATAAAGTTGGTGGAGATATATCAGGTATCAGCGAATCTGATGTTCCTTCTGGTGATTTGAGAATGTTAATAGGCACTTCCTCGTTCGAGGAAGGATATGTGGATGCATCTATATCTCACGATTTGCCTATCGCAGATTATCCAGATTTTTATGAAAAGTTTTCAACACAATACGGATATGTTGAAAGATTGACTGTAAATTCTACAAGTGGATTAACCATAGACAAAGTAGTAACACAAACAAATTCTTCGTATTCTGGAAGAATAAAATCTATAGATTCAATTAATAATTATGTTTATATCGTAAAATCTCCAGGTACGAGTTTAGCATCTACAAACAAATATGCAGTAATAAATGGAATTAACAAAACAGTTACTGCTTCTGAAGTTTATTCAGTATACACTCCAATCATATCTTTGCCACAACAACTAGTAGTAAATGCAAATGATGGAAGTTTATTACAGTCATCACAAACAGTAAAAATTGGATTGCGAGTTAAAGATACTGGGTTGCGAGTGAGCATTCCAACTACAATAAATACAACTTCTTCCATTACTGCAAATGAATTGTTTGTTGGTTCGACTCCAATAAATGTAAAAACTTATATCACGGATCTTAATACTAGATTAGAATTGATAGAAGAAAGATTGAGAATGTAATGACAATATACGGAAGCAGTCATATAAGAAATGTCAATTATATTGGAGTAACTGGTCCTACTGGTAATACTGGTGCTACTGGAAACTTTGGTTTGGGTGGTGCTATTGGACGAACTGGTCCTACTGGTAATACTGGAGCAAACATTTCTGGAATGACATTGAATTCTTCTGGAAATATTGTTACTATTTTTGATAACAATACAACAGCGATTGGTCCTGCAATTGATGCTCCAGATGGAGCATATTATTTATTTGCTGATGGTCAAAATATTGCAGGCGATGGATATTCTGCTTTTTATGGATTGACATATGAGGGTCAAGGAACAGTACCAGTATTGAAATTTAGAGGAATCACTACTGGTTCTTTCAATCAGGAATTGCAGATCGTAGGTATTTCTTCAAGTTCACAAAGTGAAGATATAACAGTTAGATATAGCATAACTAATCTTTCATATATTGGAATTTGTGGTGGCACTCAAGGTCAACTCATAATTCAAAAAGTTGGAAACTATTTTTATGGTCTTACTGGAACATTCTATGATAAAGCAAATCAAACTGTAGATTTACAAGTTCAAAATTATGGAGAAAGAGTAAAGTTTGTAAGACCAACTATAAAAGATTTTATAGATTCTGAAGGTGGAGAATCTGCTGGAACTTATATTTACTGGCCTATAGATTATACAGAAGGAAACATCTTTGTTCTAAATTCTTATTGGGATGAAGTTGAAAACGGAGAAGAAGTTTTTGCACAAATCGTTTTAGTAAAAGAACCACCAAGAAGTGATACTGCAAAAGGAATAACAATTATAGTTCCTCCAGGAATTACTTCATCAGAAACAGTTTTTACGGGATATGCAACAACAGATGATTTAACTGGTGGAATAACTTTATCGGCAGATCCAAATATTGACAGTTATAACATTTCATGGCCTTTAACATATCCTCCATGTTTGACCACAGGTCTTGATGTCATCAATATGATTTCATTTGATGGACTGTGGTATGCAAATTATGGAATTTACGATTCAAACACTTCTCAAGTTGATTGGGACATAATTTACAATAACTGTGCAGGATCTGTAGATTTACCAGATCCAGATGTGACAGGTCTGTGTTGTAAAGTTTGTGACACAGCAGGTTCATTTGTTTCTACAGATAGTGCCTGTGCTAAGATGGGAAATGAGTATGTATTCTTTCCTGGTGAAAGTTTAGAGTCTGGTTGCAAACTTTGCTCAGGTCCAGATGGAGCATCTATGGGTGTTTGTTGTGTAATACGAAACACCGAAACTGGACAAGTATACGAAAAAACTACAGTAAATGCATGTCAATGTTCAAGATCAGCAACCCTTAGTTATGAATCTGCAACTGTAATATATCCATTTAAATGGACACCATTATCTGATGTCGTAAGCGAAGGTTGTATAGATTGTGAAAATTTATTCAATGATGTTGGAGCATGTTGTGATGGTGGTGTAGGATGTACACAATTAACTAAAGCACAATGTGATAACTCATATGGTATATTTTCTCAAGCAGGTTTAAAATGCAAGTGTCCAGATGATAATCCAACTCAATTGATATGTGACAAAACGAATCCTAATGGAACTACAGGTGGTTGTTGTTATCAAGGAAACTGCACAAATGTTGCAAATGGAACATTATGTCAAGGTACATGGTATGGATCTGGAACATTGTGTAATGAAGCACCAGATTGGTTAGCAGCAGCATGTGTTCCAAGTGGTGGTGGCGGTGGTGGAGAAGTATTTGTTCCAAATTTTACTGACAATGGTGGTCCATATCCAATTATAAAAAGTGACGGCACAATAACTAATTTATTTGCTGGAGACTATTTTGCTGGAGGAATTGTAGTTGGTGTCTTCAATCCCAATGGAGCAACTTGTTGGGGAAATACGGCACACGGAGGATTAGGAACTGAGACGGAGGACAATTCAAGTTCATCCCAGTTTAATCGTTTAAATTCTGGATCTGAAAAAATTTGCAGACAGTATCAATCTGTTGCAATGGGACAAGGATATGGATTTACAACTGATGCCATTATAAACAATGAAAGATCATATAAAGATGCTTGGATTTTGATCGTAAGCAACAGACCTGTTGGGTTTCAACAAAAATCTCCAGCAAATAATCAAAATAATAGTTTTGAAGTAATTCCAACAACAGCTGGAGGATTTAACAGCACTCCAAATCAATCATCAACTTTAGCAAATCCTACATGGGGTTCAGTTGTTAGTGCTGATTTATCAATCAACTACCAATATAATTATGTTACTAGATTCATATGGGGTCATGGTGGAACTTCATCATCAAATGCTTTTGATGATGATTTTGATGGGACTTTTGATACAAAATTTAATCCTGGAGCAGACAGTTGTTATGCAATATTACCTGATGCATTCATAGCATGTGATGGATTTTATGGTGCGACATTAAGTGGACAAATACAATATATTGGAAATTCAACATCATTCAATTTGTGTTCTGAAGATGGAGATCAATGTATTAATTGTAATTTAGATCCATTAAGTAAAATCAAAAAAGGTGTTCAATCAAATCTTTATACCCAAAATGGATGGTACACAAGAAATTGGGGAATACGAAATACTTGCATGATGGGTGCAGCAGAATGTGCTAACTATTATCTAGTATCTGGAAATGGATTGGGTGGTTCGAATTATTCTGGTTATAAACAATACTATGGTTCTTCTGGAGATTTTGTATCTGGATTTACTGGAGCAACACATAGCACAGCAATGGAAGGAATATCTGTTTGGAATAGAACATACTGGAATGATTATGATCCTATTCTTGATGATTATCCACAACTTTCAAGATGGTATGTTCCTAGCATAGATGAACTTGCATATATTGCATATAATTGTATAAATCCAACTAGAAGTTTGCAAAGCAAATTTGGTCTATACAATGGAGAAAAAATAGGTTCAGGAGCAGTTGGTCCTAATGCAGATTGGGTTTGGTCTTCTACAAAAACATTTGATGAGACTATTGTCCGTCAATATAATGCAACATCATTGGATACAAATTCAGATGGAATTGCTGAAGGAGAACAAGCAGTTCAGGCAATAGATACTCCAGCACTAACAACTAATAGATTTACTAAAGCATGGGCAATGAAATTTGATCAAGGACCAGCAGGATTTGAAGTAAATACAGGACTTGATAAATATAAAATCAAAAAGGCAGATTGTTATCGCAATGAATATGAACTTCGCCCAGTAAGAATGATTCGTTGTGATCAAAAATACTACAATAATGAAAGTCCTGAAGATTTAAGAAACAATGTTTGGTTTGTTCCTAAATTGACTCCAGCAGCAATCATTACAGGACAATATCAAAGAGGAGTCACATACTCTTCAACAACAAATACTACTGAACCTGGAGAATTACTTTCAGTTTATAGAAATCCACAATAAATATAACAAATGATAAATGGTTCATCACGATTATTCCAAAGATTAAATATACAAGGATTGACTTCAGGTCCAACAGGACCAACTGGTGCAACAGGACCAACTGGTGCAACTGGTAGAACAGGTCCGATTGGTCCTACTGGTGCAACTGGTTATGGAGTTTCTGGTGGAACTGCTATAGGATATAATGTATCTTTTTATGGAATAACTGGTGTTACACTCGGAACATTTTTTGTAAGAGGTGATACTGGAAATTCTGGTGGTGGTGAATTATATAAAATTGTCGGTTTGGGTGAGCAAGAAACTAATGTTTCGACAAATATACCATATGGTGTAAAACAAGAAAAAACGGCAGGAGAAACTGCCTATTTTAAGAATTTTAAAATAACTGGTTCTGCTCCAGGAATAACAACATTTGTCGGAATAAGTGCAGATCCATTTACAATATTTTTATACGGAGCGACTGTTCCTGACTTCAAAATTCCAATTGGTCTTACAGGGGAATTGATATTTGTTAATTTCTCTGGAGGATTCGGAACTGGATTAACTAAAGGATCTGCTGCACCAAACACAGAGTGGAATTCTACAAAAAGACAATTAACAATTGATCAAACATTTTTAAGAGAATCAATATATTTAAATAGCAACTGGAATGCTGCTGGAACTAACCCATTTGATTTTGTTCCAGATTCAGTTGGATTTAATTATTATGGTGGACTGACAGGATCTACGGGAAATACTGCTGGAACTTCTTCTATTGAAAATGAATTTTTTCCAACACTTAGATTCTATTCAGGAACTCAAGAGTTTAAACCAGACGATGCTCCTGAAGGATTTACATTAACACAAAAAATAACAATTGGTTTTACTGCTGGTGCTACGACAGAATATATTAACTTTATTCCATCTAGCGGAATAACTTATACTAGTACATATCAACCTCAAAGAATTAAAAGAGATATAATAGGTTCTTGCTGTTATTGCAAACAACCAGATGCAGAAGGACTTTCTGTTAAAACATGCCTAGACTATGTTTCTAAAGATTTCTGTGAAGCAATTTCTGGTGTCTTCGCAACAGATTCTTGTATAGACCGTTCAAGTAGTTCAGATTGTTTCTTCGAAGGTGCTTGCTGTGTATATGATTTTGATACAAATACGACGAAGTGTGTAAACACTAATGCAGAACTTTGTTCAAAATTCAATGGTGTTTTCTATGAATCTAAGAGATGCGGTGAAGTTTGGGTAAATGGAACAATATTTACATGTCCATCTTCAATATGCAATGTTGGTCCAGGTGAAGTTGGAAAGTGTTGTATTTCTGGAAGATGCTACAATCTAACCAGAGCGGATTGTGGTTCAATATCAGGTGCTACATGGAGTGCTGGAGTATGTCAAACTGAAACAGGAGATCCAACATGTTGTGCATTATTAGATTTGAATGGTGCTTGCTGTGTTGGAGATAATTGCACAGTAACAGATCCTTATACATGCATGAACAACAATGGAATCTTTAAGGGATTCGGAACGAATTGCAATGAGATAAGTTGCTGTGGTTATACATTAGTTAATGATTATTTTAGAGGATCGTGTGCTGATTCATGTAAGGCATTGGGATCACAACAAATTTATTCTTGCCTCAAAGTTGGAGATAAAATTGGTGGAGGATACTTTGTTGGATTTGTCGGTATGCCAAATCCTTGTGATTCGTATTTAGATCCTTCACTTGCTTTTGGTGAACCACTAGAATGCTTATGCAATCCTAGAGGAAATATTCAAGGAAATCCAAATTGGAAATATAAAACATGCGCTGGAGTGAGTGGAAAAGATAATGCAGGATCTATTGATTATTTTGCAAGAACATATCCTGTTATATTACCAAAAGATTCATTAGATTCTCAGTGTTTATTGAAGGCAGGAGTTCCATTTGTTCAGCAAGCATATGCAATAAATGGAATCACATGGCCTAATGAAAATCTGTTTTCTGGTGGAATTGGTTATACTCCAAACCGAGGTGCGGATGCCTTTAGTCTATTAGACACTGGTCTTGCAGTAGAATATTTCGATGGTTCAAGTACAAATCTATACAAATATCTTGCTGGTAAAGTTTATGGAACATCAGACATTCATGTTCTTTGGGCATTAATAATTGCACCTGAAGATGTGGAAGTTTTAAGTTCTAGAAAAATTAGTTGGGGTATGATGCAAGGTTGCCACAAGGCAGGATCAACTGGATATCCAGTTGATATAAACAGAGAAGAAATACCAACTTATCCTGTAGATGGTTTGTTGACAACAAGAATTCATGATGCAACATCTAAGAATAATCCAGATTTGTGGTTTAGATCTACAACAACAGATACAAGCGCACATAAAAGATTTACTTTTGGATCTGGTTCACACTTTGATTCCCGCTACACAGAGACTGAACTAAAAACAGATAAGAACAAATTTAAAGAAGCATATGCTAGAATGTGGGATAATCAAAACCCATTAGATTCTGCAATCAGACAAATTTCTACAATTAACGAAACACAACTATATGGATACAATGATTGGTATATTCCAAGCATTACAGAATTGAATTACATATACGCGAATATGAATCAATTGAATGCTTCAATGGCGATAAATGAAGATCAAGTAATGTCAGGTACAGAATATTGGAGTTCTACTAGTGTTTCTAGATTGAACACTTGGGATATTATATATCCACTAGATAAAGATTATTATCAAATAGATCCTCCAAATTTAGTAAAAGAACCATTCTTGGCAAATACCAGACTAACAAGTGAAAATAATTCATTTGGATTAAATGAAGATGATGCCTATAGATTTACAATGTCCGTTTCTAATGGTCAAAGAATGTTAACACAAACATTCAATACAGAAACTGCAAATATGCAAGGAATGATGAATTCGAGAGATAGATCATCCAGAATTGCAAATCTAAGACCAGTAAGAAGAATACCACTAGTTGTCACTTGTGATAATTTTAATTATACATCAAACATTCTAAATAATTATTGGACTAGCGGAAGCACTGGTTGTGCTTCGTGCTTGGATGTTGTGGAAGGACTTTGCTCACCGTGAGTAGTAGCGCAATTAATACCATTTATGTAAAGGGACCATCGGGATCATCAGGACCAACAGGATCTACAGGACCAACTGGACCCACGGGAGCAACAGGACCAACAGGAGCAACTGGTGGAAGAGGAAGATATCTTTCTAGTTTCATCATAAACGGAAATACTGCTGTTGTGACATACAAGGATGAACAAAATCCTTCTGATAATATCATAAAAGAAATATCAGGTTATTTCAGAGGAACTACAAATTTTGATCAAACAGCAGGATTAGTAGTTGGTGGTACTTTTAGCACATCTGGTGTTAATATTCTCTCTAGTGTTGCTGGTGGAACATTCAACTTCAAAGGTATCTGTGCATATGGATCACTAAGAGCATCATTAACAGGTGCATCTGGTGAATATATTTCGATAGACAGCATTTATTATGGTTACAATGTTATTGGAAATTACGATCCATCATCATTTGATGGAAATAATATGTTGTATGTTGGAAATCCAACAACAGTATATGGTGCAAGATTAAAATTTAATACAAATATTGGAACTGCTGGATTATGTGGAACATATAATTTCACAAATACAACATCACCATCATCATCGTCATTCCACTTCAATGCTGGTGCTAGAATCAAATCACTCGGTCCAATCAAACCAAACTCACTGAGTGGATTGACATCAAATAATGTTTTGCCAGGTGGACAAGGTACAACTCAAGGAATATTCATAGATGCTAATTCTGGTGGTGCTTTTGTTCTTAGAACACCAATTGGAATAAGAGGAATAAGTGGATCTTTCAGAAAGAGTGAAATTGCATCTCTGACTCTATTGATTGATTCTGATGATGTTTGGAATTTTCCAGAAAATGTTTATTTTGAACCAGATGAAAATTTCTTAACATGCGGCAAAAATATTATAGGATTACTTTCTTATGATGGTGGAGATACATGGTTGGCAACGGTTTCTCACCGCGGTCATGGTGTAAACAATGTTGAACGACAATGTATTCCTGGATATTTGTATGGATCTTGTTGTTATCAAAGTATAGACAACACATTGGAGTGCGTTGACTATACAACCAGATCGGTATGTGATAGACTTTTTGGAACATTCAATCCTGGACAACCATGTGAACAATCATGTGGTGCGGGAAATGGTGTTTGTTGTACAAATGGAGAATGTAACGAAGGAATATCAGTATCTCAATGTGATCAATTTGGTGGAAACTATTGGTCAGGTATTGGTTGCACTTATGGTGGAGGAACTTTCAATTATCCACCTGGAGATTTGACTCCAGAAGAAATATTAGCACAGGGCAGATTCTGTTATGATCCATGCGGAGATCCAACAATATGTTGCAAAGATGGACAATGTTTAGGAAATTATTCAAGAATTCAGTGTGAATTGATACTTGGTGGAAAGTCTATTCCAAATGTTTCTTTGTGTTCATCAGTAAGTTGCTGTGATTATAGCACAATTTCAGGTGCATGTTGCAAATGTAATATATCATCTGGAACTGTAATCTCTGAATGTCTTGGAGTATTGTCATATGAAGAGTGTGCAGCACAGGGCGGAATATATGCTGGACCTGGAAAACAATGTGAAGAAGTTAGTTGTGGTTGTTTGTGTAATGTGACCGATGATACTGGTGCTTGTTGTTTGCCAAATAACGGTGGTTGTGTAAACACAACAAGAGCAGATTGTGAACAGAGAAATGGTACATTTTATGTAAATACACAATGTACTTCAAATCTTTGCGGTGTTTCGCCACCACCAACATCATCTTCATCTTCTTCTTCGTCATCTTCATCTTCTTCTTCGTCATCTTCTTCGTCATCTTCTTCATCATCTTCTTCATCATCTTCTTCTCCTCCACCACCACCATCGTCATCAATAGATGATAACGATAATGATGATGATGGAAATCGCGATGATGATAATGAAGGTGGTGGAGGAGGTGGTGGTGGTGGAGGAGGTCCACCACCAAATACCGCATGTACTACTTTTACTAGAAGTTGTTGTTGTATTACACAAACACACTGTCCAGGTGGAGCACAAAGTCCTCCAGGATCTTCTGAAGAATTTACTAGAAACATTTGTGCAAGTATGGACTCGGCATCAAACCCTGGAGGTATGTGTGCGGTTTGGAGTGAAAAAGATAAATTATGCAAATTTAGCACAGATGATATTGCATTTAAAATAAATTGTTGTAGATCAAGAACAATTGCAAATTGTTCATGTGATAATTGTAGAGATGTTTATACGAGTGGATTCTGTGATTCTTGTTATGGTCAAATGAGTAGACAAAAAGCAGAGAGATTGCTTTCATTCTTGGGATATTGCCCAGGTCCAAATTGTCAATGTACAGTTCAACCATGTTCTTTGTCTGGCAATTGCCAACCAAGCACAGAAGGAATTGATAATCAAGGTGGTCCACTTTCTGGTTGTGTTCGTCAAGGTGAATGGCCAAATCCACCATGGCCACCAGGATCAACTCCACCAGATGTTCCACCACCACCTCCAGGACAATCTAGCAGCGGTGGAGTATATTGTGAAACTGGTTTCTGTCCAAACTACGGAAAATGCATGAGTTCGGAGTGTACAAATGCTTCGGGTCAAACGGTGACTTTAGAAACATGCAATACTGCATTGTTTGCTGGTTGTGGAGATAAAAAGTGTGTATCTTTCCGAGATCCATGTTGTGAGAAATTATGTGGAAAGATTTGTAGTTCTAGTGATGATTCAACTCCACCACCAGGACCACCAGATACCACTCCAAATTGGCCACCAGCAAGATCATGTAATTGTAGAGTAATTTCTGGTTGTAATGATAATTGTGGTATCAATGATCCAGATGTTCCATGTGGACCATGCAATCCATGCTCTCTAAATTGTAGAGGATTTAGAGTGGGAGATTATTTAACATCAATAGATAATCCTAGTGGAAGTGTGTCTCCTGGAAGTCCACCAACAGGAACTGGATCTGGTACTAGTGGATTGATTGGAACACCATCCTACAGATTAGTTGCAGTATATATCAATGATATTAAATATTGTATACCAATGATTACGGACAAAACTGTTGAACTTTGTTCAAGCGGAGAAGAATCGTAATGTCAATACAATTCAGATCAAGAATAAAACCAGCAATTGATTATTCAACCATATTGAATAGTTATGGTGTTTGTTGTGATGAAAACAGAAATAAAACATATAAGTCATTCTACGAATGTTTTACAGAAGGTGGTCATTTTATTCCTGGTGGATCAGGATCGATAGAAACTGTATCTTGTCCAGATAGAGATGAAGAAGTTGGTTGTTGCTGTGCTTGCAAGTATGTTGACGATAACGACTATGATTCTTTAGAAACATATCCGCCAACAAATCCATACTTGTCTTCTGGAACTAGAAGCAATATTAGCAAATGTGAATGCAATAGATTGGGAGGCAAATGGAATGCTGAACCATGTGAAGATTTAACAACCGACAATTGGCAAAGATATTGTGAAAAGAACAACATAGATGTTCGGTATCCAAAATCTTGTTGTCATTTATATTTTGATGAAAATACAGGTTGGCCTGTCGGAATAAAATGCACTGATGTCTGTTCTTCGTTTGATTGTGCATTATTAGGCACAGAGACATATCCATCATATTTTGATTCCGAGAAGAGATGTACAATACCACTAAGACCAGGAGACACAACAACACAATGTCAGTCTTCTGATTATTTTCCATTAGTAGCAACTGGTAATTCATTATATAAAAACTTTTCAATGGGTTCATGCTATACTCTAGAAGATAATAATGGAACTATGGAGTATAACTGCACATTGACTCCTCAAGTATTATGTGACGGTTATTGGGTTGGAGAACAAGATGAAAATAATGCATATTGCACCTCTTCATTCCAACCACAAAATCCACAAAAGATAAACAACAAATATCAAGTACAGTCCATAACTCAAGCAAATTTTGATGCTTTAGGTTTGTGTGCTGGAGATCAATTCCAAGGTGGAGTATTCATAGGAGTTTTCGAACCTACTCCAAATAATGCACAGAGTAGTTATATATTTACAAATATTAATTTTAGTAGTTCAAGTAAAACTAAATTTTATGGAGACTCTGTTGGCGGATCTTCCAAGAAGTGGGCAGTGATTGTAGATGAGACTAGATATTCTCTTCCATTTTTAAACGAACAAGAATCTGATATACATTATAATACTTCTCTATGGGATGGTTATTATAACACATATGGTAACGGAACAAATTTTGATGGAATCAAAACAACATTAACGAACACCTTACGAAATGTTCCAAGAAAAGGATTCATGGATTGGTATATTCCATCAATATATGAATTAGGTTTTTATGCATTATATTTACTAGAAAATTATAAAAATCAACCTGGATTTGTTATGACATCTAGTTATTTTGATACTGCAAAGATAAATGCACCTGTTACAAAGACAAAGTTGAT